CCGGGCTGGACCAGTCCGGGCTTGTCGGCGCGCCTGTTCTCGACGGCCACCGGCAGGGCAGCGCCCGCGACGTGATCGGCGTTGTGGAGGCGGTGCGCATGGAGGGTGACGCCCTTGTGGCCACCGTCCGCCTGTCCAGTGCCCCCGACGTGTCCAGCACCGTGCAGAAGATCAAGGAAGGCACCGTGCGGGGCGTGAGCATCGGCTACGCCGTCACCCGCTGGGCCGAGTCCGTCATCCCGAAACCCGCCAGCGCGTCAGGACGGCGACCGTGTGGCGCATCCGCGAAGTTTCCGCCGTCGCCGTCCCCGCCGACCCGGCCGCCACCTTCAGGAGACAAACCATGGAACAAGAAACCCTCGAAACCGAAACCCGCGCCGCGCTGATCGCGCGTGTTCGCGCTGCCCACAACCTGCCCGAAGATTGGCAAACTCGCATGGCCGCCGCTGGCGACGAACTGACGGATGACGAAATCCGGCAGGATGCCCGCGAAACGGCGTTGACGGCCCGTCAGACCCGCACCAGCCCGACCATCCGCACGGCTGCCCCGGCAAACGATGACCCCAGCGTGATCCGCACGCGGCAGGCCGAGGCCCTTGCCGCGCGCATGGGCGGTGAGGCCCCGTCCGACGCTGCCCGGCCCTACATGATGCTGGGCCTGCACGATCTGGCGCGCGATTGCCTGACCCGTTCGGGCGTGCCTGTGAACACGCTGGGCACAGAAGAAATGCTGACGCGGGCGATGCACGGCACCACCGACTTCCCGGCGCTGCTGACCGAGTCGGGCAACCGGGTGCTGGCCGGGGCCTACCGGAGCGCCGAAAGCCCGCTCAAGACCATCGCCCGCCAGCGCACGGCCACCGACTTCCGGCCCCTTTCGGTTCTCAAGCTGGGCGAGTTCAGCGGCCTCAAGAAGGTGTCGGAACACGGCGAGATCACGGCCCAGACTGTCGGCGAAGCCAAGGAAGGCTATGCGCTGGAAACCTTCGGCGGCACCTTCGCCCTGTCGCGGAAGGCGCTGGTAAATGACGATCTGGGGGCCTTCGGACGCTGGTCCGAAATGATGGGCCGCGCCGCCGCCGAGACTGAGGCCGCGCAACTGCTGGCCCTGTTGACGCAGGCCAGCGGGGCCGGGCCGATCATGGGCGAGGATGGCAAGCGCCTGTTCCATGCCGACCATGGGAACCTTGCCCCGACCGGGGCAGCGCCCGACGAAACGACCCTGACGGCGGCCCGCAAGGCGCTGCGCACCATGAAGGGCCTCGACGGCAAGACGCCGATCAGCGCCACGCCCCGTTACATCTTGTGCGGGCCGGAACTGGAAACGGCAGTCGAGAAGCTGCTGGCCAGCATCTACGCCACCGAAACCCAGCATGTGAACCCGCACGCGGGCAAGTTGTCGCTGCTGGTGGAACCGCGCCTTACCGGCAACGCGTGGTATGTCTTCGCAGACCCGGCGGTGATGCCTGTGATCGAATACGCCTATCTCGGTTCGGCCCCCGGCCCGCAACTGGCATCGCGCGACGGTTGGGAAGTTCTGGGCCGTGAGTTCCGAGTCGTTCTCGACTTCGGCGCGGGTGCCACTGACTGGCGCGGCGCGTATCGAAACGCAGGCGAGTAACCGCCATGGCGACGCTGGCCGAATTGATCGAAATGCGGGCTGCCCTGTTCAAGGCCCGCATGAACGGCGCGAGGGAAGTGCGCGATCAGAACGGCGAAACCGTCGTTTTCAAAAGTGACGGCGAGATGGCAAGCGCCCTTGCCGCGCTCGACTCGGAAATCGCCGCCGCCCAGCGTCGCCCCTCGAACACAATCCGATTCCGAACCTCGAAAGGACTCTGAAATGCGCAACTACATTCAACCCGGCAACAGCCTCACCGTGCCCAGCCCCGGCGACGTGCAGGGGGGCGAGATCGTCACCATGGGCGAACTGGTCGGCGTGGCCGCCGGGGACGCCGCCACCGGGGCCGACCTTGATCTGGTCCTTGTCGGCGTATTCGATCTGCCCAAGGTCGGCACCGACGCAATCACCATCGGCGCGCCGGTCTATCTCGACGCGGGCGTGGTGACGACCGATGACGACTCCGGGGCCAATCCCCTTGTCGGCCATGCCGTCACCGCCGCGCCGAACCCGTCGGCCAGCATCCATGTGCGCTTGAAGGGCTGACCATGAGCCCGGCCACCGCCAAAGCCCAGCTTGACCGCCTGCGCCGCGCGCAGGTGAAGGTGGCTGCGCTGGTGGTGGCCGATCCCGTCTATGCGCCGGTCTTCGCCCGACTGGAAGCCGAGATCGCCGACATGGAAGCGATGCAGTCAGGCGACGTGATCGCCCGCGCGCGTGCCGTGGCCCGTCAGATGGCGACCGCCTGAATCACCCTCAACAGGTGGTCCAGATCGGCCCCTTTCCCATAGCGTTCCCGTGTCAGGCGATGGCCGAACAGGTCGCGCCTGATCCGATCATCAATGCCCGCTGCCAGCATCCGGTCTTCAAAGGAATGGCGCAAGGAATAGAGCGAATGCCCCGGCGACTCCATCAACCCGTTCGCGCGCAGATACTTGTTGACCGTGGCCGACAAGGCCGGATTGTCGGCGTAGCGCGGGAAGCCGTCAGGGCATTGCCGGAAGGCTTCAAGGCTGACCCCGGCAAGCGGAATGATCCGCCGCGCATAGGCCGATTTCAACTGCCGCCCCACGGGCTCAATCGAGATATGCGGCACGTTGTGGTCAAGCCTGATCTGGGCCGCCGTCAGGCACGCCCCTTCGCTGGGCCTGTAGCCGGTGTTCACCATGCCCAAGACGATGCAGCGGGCTTCAAGGTTCAGCCCGTCCAGCGCCCCCGGTGCCAAGAGCTTGTCCCTGATCCATGCCACACTGAACGGCGGGCGGGACCGTTTCTCGCCTTCCTTGAAGGAAAGATCGGTCAGGGGCAGCACCAGCCCCAGCCGCTTCATCTTGTTGACGGTCTTCAACACGTCGCCAAGGTGGATCAGGTCCTTGTTCGCGCTGTTCGGCGTCAGGTCTTCGGAGTCGATGCGCTCGACCCACCAGTTGCGGAAATCCAGCATGTCGTCGCCCGAAATGTCGGCCAGCGCCTTGTCGCCCACCACGGCAAGGAAGTTGTTCACGGCCTTGATGCGCGGATTCTTCCAGCGGCGAAGCTGGTCTTCGCTCTTGCCGATGGTGCGATCTGCGGCAAGGGTCCAGTAAAGTTCCAGCGCCCGGCTGACCGTGATCTTCGGTTCACGCGCGCCGCCCAGAAGCGCGGCGGCCTCTTTCCGGTCAGGCTGGCCATTGCGCAAGGGCACGGCCTCTATGCGTTCCAGAAGGTCTTCGCGGGGCAGGCTGGCGACCTGCGCGGCGGGCAGGTATCGGAAGCCCCGTGCCGCCGCCAGTTCGCGCGCCGCCTCGAACCGCCTTTCGGCGTCGCTGGTGTCGCCCGCCAGCCGGGCTTCCCAGCCCTCGACCAGATGTTCCCATGCGACCGGGGCCTTGCTCTTGGCCACGGACTCCGAATCCGTGTGCAGGCTGATCCAGACCGTTTCGCGTGGTTCAACGCGCCGGTATCGCAGCGGAACCCGCTTGCGCAGGTGATATGTGGAACCGCGCCGAACAATGCTCATGGACTATCTCCCGCCGTGATCGTATGCAGCGTATTGTGCAGCAATATGTGCAGCAAAACAAGCGGAATGATTGCGCACAGGGATGCCGAAAGAGGCATTATCCCTTTGTTTTCAAGTGCTTATGGTGATTTTTGGGGTGAGGATAATGGCGGAGCCGATGGGATTCGAACCCACGAGACCCTTCCGGGCCTACTCCCTTAGCAGGGGAGCGCCTTCGACCACTCGGCCACCTCTCCGTGCCGCGCTTCATAGACGGGGACGGGCCGACTTGGCAAGGGGAGAACCGCGCGGGCCACGGCAATCGCTTGAAGCGTTGGGGATTCCTGTCGGCTTGGATATGTGATTCTCGGGTATCCGAACGAAGCTTCGGAGATCGCCATGACCACGCCTAATCTGCTTGAGCACTTTGCCGC